AGGAACTCCACAACAAGCTGAAGGGGCTAGTGAACAACCCCAAGACTTGGGAACACCTCAGTAATTATTTAGACTTTTTAATAGAAATACAACAAAGGTCATTAGAACAAACAGATAATCAAGTAATGATGTATCGTTCACAAGGTGCAATATCTTTATTACGTAGATTAAAAAACTTACGAGATGAGGTAAATAGAACAAATGGCTGAAAGCATAAGTGATTTTAAAAGAAAGTATCAAGAAAGAATGGGCGAAGCTACGGGTGTTACCACTGCTGATTTAAATGAGAGTATGGGTAATCCTATGACAGAAGCTGAAGAAAAAAATATATTACCTATATCTAAAAAAGATGTTAGTAGTCTTATATCTACTCCTACACCTAAACCATCTCCTGCTGTAATAGAACAGTTAACACGAGGTACAAAGTTTACAAAAGATTTTAAGGAAGTACCTAAAGTAGAGGAAGATATATTTGGTTATAGTAAATCAGATGTAAAAAAATCTATAATAGCACAAGAATTAGGTATTTATTTAGATAAAATAAAAAAAGAAAAAAATACTCCTTATTTTTTTACAGGAGTAAGTAAAAAAATTAGAGGAACATCTTCTTCAGGTTTCGGACCTGGACAAATTACACAAGAAACTGTTGAAGATTTGATGGCTAGATATCCTAGTAGATTTAATGATAAAGTATTTAAAGACTATGCTTTAAGATTTATACAACAAGGTAAAAATAAATTAAATTTAGATTATAGCGAATCATTATTTAAAAATGGCAAACCAATAAAAACTACTAATAAAGATAAAGAAATATTTGGACCTTTAGGTATAGGAAATATATCTGAAAAAGACCATAATAAACATTATAATAAACTTTTTGATTTAGTCATTGAAGATAAACTTAAACAATCTGATAGTATAGATTCTTTTTTAAAAAATTATCATGGAAGTGAAATAGCAGAAAAAAATTTAGAATACATTGAAGGTGTTAAAAAATATTTAGATGACCCAAATAGAATACAAAATCAAATTAACGAATTAGTGGGTGATAATACACTAAAAAATAAAAGTATAAAAGATTATATAAAAAATTTTTTTGGATTTAATGAGGGTGGCATGGCACAAGCAAAACAAATGGATATGTTTGATGAAGGAGGTCTACTAGATGAAGGTGGTCAAGTAGACAAAGAATCAGGCAATGAAGTACCTCCAGGTTCTTTAAGAAAGGAGGTTCGTGATGACATTCCAGCTATGCTGAGTGAAGGCGAATTTGTATTTCCTGCTGACGTTGTTCGTTTTATTGGTTTGGAAAAACTTATGGCATTACGTCAAGAAGCTAAAGCAGGTCTTAAACGTATGGAAGAAATGGGTCAAATGGGAAATTCAGAGGATGCTACTCTACCTGATGATATTCCTTTTACTATTGACGATTTAGAATTGGAGGAGGAAGAACCAATGATGAGAAAGATGCAACAAGGTGGTGATGTCTATGACATAGCTGAATTTGAAGGACAACAAACTGCAGGTGTTCAACCAGGTGCTGGAGCATTAGTAGGACAGCCTAGTGGTAAAACACAATTTTCAGGAGTAAAAACTTATAGAGGTCCTGACGGAACAACAGTTAACATTCCTGGAAGTATGGTAGATGGTAAGTTTGTACCATTATATCCAATACCCGAAGGATATGAGTTAGTAGGTGATTATGTAGCACCAGTAGAAGATGAACAAGTTATACAAGCTGGACCTACTGTGGGAACAACACAACCTGATGAAGATAGAGAACGTGCCATACAAGTAAAACAAGAAGAAGAAGAGATGAGAGATAGAAGTTATGATGGTTATGTTCAATCTATATTAACAAATGCTGGAGATAACTTTGATGGAACTTTTGATTCACTATTAGCTAATAGAGATAAAGCTACATTTGGTGAAACAGGTATTCGTATGCCACAGTTTTTATTTAATGAAGAAGGTATACTAGAAGCATTTAATAGACTTAAATCTGATGTTCCTACTCCTACACCTAAACCATCTCCTGCACAGAGAACAGCAGCTAGTGTTGCGGGAGAAGCCACTGCAGCGACAGAGATAGACCCAAGACTTGAAATAACAGATGATGAAACTTTTGGATTATCGGGTGTAAGAACAACTCCTGTTGACCCTAGAGGAGAAGTTACAAGAACAGAGTTGCCACCATTAGTAGGTACTGGTTCAGGTGTATCCGAAATAGATGCTGATGAAAAAGGTCCTAAACCTAGACCTAAAGGTAGATTTATTTCAACAGCGTATAGTCCCGGTACAGGTGATATTGAAATAGAACGAGACCCTAACACAAATCAGTTTTTCTTTTTAGACGAAGATAGAAATAGAAAAGGCAGTCCTTTATCACCAGCAAATAAATTAAAATTTGGTTTATTAGATTCACAAGTTACAAAAAGAGTTAGAGATACATCTAGTCCAAAAGCAATAGGTAAGGGATTTACAAGAACTGAACCAGATTATTCAACAACTTTTGAAGGTGCTTTTAAAACAACAAGAGGTGGTTTCTTTTTTGAACCTGATGTTTCAGGAACACCTAGTAGTAAACAAGTTAAACCTGAAGCAGAACTTGCAATAGCTGATGATGAAACTTTTGGATTAGGAGAACAAACTGAACAAATATTAGATAGTGGGTCTGCTATTGCCGAAGGTGAAAGAATACAAGAAGAAGAAAGAAAAGCACAACAGGATGCTCAAGAAGCAATTAGACAACAAGAGATTGCAGCACAACAAGAAAGAAAGCGTTTACAAGAAGCTGAAGCAAAAGCTAAGATAGCTCAAGCTGAAGCCAAGGCAGCAGCCGATAAAGCAGCAGCTGAAAGAAAAGCAATAGAAGATGCGGCTGAACAAGCTAGATTACAGAGAGAACAATCTGAGAAAGACCAAAGAGAAGCAGAAAGAGTAAGTAATATTATGTCTGGTGTTTCAGGTGCTGAAGCAGGTTCAGTAGTTAGAACAAGAGAGCCTAGTGGTACTGTCAAAGCAAAAGAGGGTGGTAAGTCTGCTAAACAAGCTGCACAACAAGTTGCACAAGAAAAAAAAGAAGAGAAAGAAGATAAAGGCAGCGATAAAATAATTTGTACTGCTATGAATAATCAGTATGGATTTGGTTCTTTTAGACAAGCAATTTGGTTAAATCAAAGTAAAACACTTGACAAACACTATCAAATAGGTTATCATACTATTTTTAAACCTCTTGTTAGATATGCATATAAAGATAATAATACATCTAACAAGATTATTAGAAAGTGGTTAGAGGGTGTTGCACGTAGAAGAACTGCCGATATTTGGATGCAGAAGAAAGGCAAACGACATTGGGCAGGTGCAGTTGAAAGAGCAATACTAGAACCATTATGTTATATTGTAGGAAAACTAAATGGAAGAACTAATTAAAGTATTTGGTGAGAGATACGCTTCTCTTACAGAAGATGAAAAAGAAATAGTTAGAGGATTACAAGGAACAGCAGAGGGAAGAGTCTTAGCAAAAATATTAGGACCTGATATTATGGGTTTAATAAGATTAAGAAAACCTACAAAGACTGTTGTAAGACGTGGTTTAGGTACACGATAAATACCTAGTTTGTTGGCTACTCATACCCCATATGATGGCTACTTTGACCCCAACAAGGAGAATATAATGACTGAAGGAATGACAAAGGAAGCAACACCTAAAAAAGTTGCGTTTATGACTAAACCTTATTCTAATGAACAAAGAATTGAAAAAGAGGAAAAGGAATTAAAAGAACTAACTGAAGAGCAAAAGGGTGAAGCAAAAGAAGAAGAACCCTCTAGTCCTGAAGAAAAAACTTTTAAGAAGAGATACTCTGATTTAAGAAGACATCAACAAAAACAATCAGAAGAATTTAAATCTAAGATAGAAGCACTAGAAAGTCAACTATCTGAAGCAACTAGAAAAGAAATGAGACTACCAACATCTGAAGAAGATTTAGATGCTTGGGTTAAAAAGTATCCCGATGTAGCTGCAATAGTTGAAACAATTGCTATAAAGAAAGCCAAAGAACAATCGGCTGATATACAAAAAAAATTACAAGCAATTGATGAGATGAAAATATCAGCAACAAAAGAAAAAGCTGAAGCAGAATTATTACACATACATCCTGACTTTGCTGATATTAGAGAAAGTGATGACTTCCATGAGTGGGCAGAGGAACAACCTAAGTGGGTTCAAGATGCCTTATATGAAAACGATAGTGATGCACGTTCTGCTGCAAGAGCTATAGACTTATACAAAGTTGATAGAAATATTAAAAAAGAAAGTGGTCAACAGTCAAATGATATAGCAAAGACTGTTTCAACAAAGTCTATGAGAAGTAAGCCACAAGAAAAAAATAAAGGTGGTATTAGAGAATCAGATGTTCAAAAAATGTCTGCACAACAATATGAGAAAAACTCTGAAGCTATAATGGAATCAATGCGTAACGGTACATTTATATATGATGTATCAGGTTCTGCTAGATAGGAATACATTATGGCACATCATAGTAAAATATACACTCCTAAAAAGGAGGAAGAGTATATAGCACCGTTTGGTCCTGTAATGGGATACAAAAAAATGTCTCCATCTTTTTTAAGAAAGATGAATGAGTTAATGAGTCCTGATTTAGAAGATTGGTCAGATAGCTTAGTAGGTAAAGTTAAACAAGAGTTAAGATTTAGCGAAGAGATAGAAAAACTATGGTTAAACGAGTTTTCACATTTTATTGGTAGATTTCATAATTACGTTGAATATAGACATTCTTTTGGTAGAGATAAACTAGATACTGAGAATAATAATTATGGAATACAAATAGCATCAGGATGGTTTGTACGACAATTTGAAAACGAATACAACCCATTACATATTCACACAGGTTCTAGGATGTCTTGTGTTGGATATCTAGCATTACCTAAAGGTATTGATAAAGAATGGGAAGAAGACTATAAAGACCATCATCCTGCAAATGGGCATATACAGTTTGCTCATGGTACACCGTCAGGATATAGTCAAACAAATTTTATGGTTAAACCACAAGTAGGAGACTTTTATGTATTTCCTGCAGAATTATTTCACTGTGTTTATCCATTTAAGACTAAGGGAGAGAGACGTTCCTTTAGTGTAAACTTTAGTTTTGTTGAAGTTCCTAAAGAAAAAACTGTTGACAAATAAAGTTTTATATATATAACTATATATAAGAGTATAAGTATAGCCCACATATATGTGATTACCTTTACTTATATTACTTATAATTTAAGCAAACAACAATAATTTAAAAGAATACCTGATAAACATAGCCCATTGACTATAAGACTGTACACCTTATACGATATGCACCTTACGTAAGTCAGCCCTTGTTAATAAATTTGTACGTTTTGCATATGTGTAAATATTCTTAAAGGAGAATAACTATGGCATTTTCAAGTGCAGCAGGTTATGGTAATCTTCCTAATGGTAATTTTAGCCCAATTATTTACAGCAAACAGGTACAACTTGCATTTCGCAAGTCATCAGTCGTTGAAGAAATCACTAATTCAGATTACTTTGGCGAAATTGCTAACATGGGTGATTCCGTTAAGGTTATTAAAGAACCTGAAATCACAGTTAAGGCATACTCTCGTGGTACAGCAATTACACCACAAGACCTTGACGATGAAGAGTTCAGCCTAACAATTGACAAAGCTAACTACTTTGCATTTAAGGTTGATGATATCGAAGAAGCACACAGTCACGTTAACTTTCAACAGTTAGCTTCAGACCGTGCTGCATATAGACTAGCCGACCAATTTGACCAAGATGTTCTTGGTTACTTGTCAGGCTTTAAGCAGTCAGCATTACATAGTGCTGCTGATACTGTCAACACAACTGTAAACGGTGCTAAAGCCGTTTCAACATCCTCTAGTGGTTCTAACTTAGTGGGTGCAGAATTATTAGCTTCAATGTCTATTGATGCTTCTGATTTTACACAGACTAATGGTACTGCAGGTACTGCAAACAATGCAATTGGTCTTGAGCCAAGAGCAGGTGGTGCAACAGCAGCCAAGAGTGGAACAACAGGTAATGCATTTCCATTACAGGTTATTGCACGTATGTCTAGACTATTAGACCAGCAAAATGTTGACACAACAAACAGATGGTTAGTTCTTGACCCAGTATTTATTGAAATTTTAAAAGATGAAGATTCACGTCTTTTAAATGGAGATTTTGGTGGTTCAGGGCTACAAAATGGTCTTGTTTTAAATAATTTACATGGTTTTAAAGTATACACATCTAACAACCTTCCGTCAGTAGGCACAGGTCCTTCTACAACAGGTGGTCAGAATACTTCAAACTTTGGAATTATTGTGGCAGGTCATTCATCTGCTGTGGCTACTGCTGAACAAATCAACAAAACAGAAACTTACAGAGACCCTGATAGTTTCGCTGATATTGTTCGTGGTATGCATTTGTATGGCAGAAAGATACTCAGACCTGAAGCTATCGTGACTGCTGCATATTGTTTAGCGTAAGGGAGAATTTAATATGGCATTAGGCGATAATACAACTTCAGTTGCTAGAGGTATGGGTTCTAGAGGTAGACAGCCATACTTTATTCAGCATACACTAGACTTTGCTCAAGCAGTAACAGATAAAGGT